GCTCAATGGAGACGACCATTTCGCCTACATCATCGGCCGGGACGACGGCTTGGTTCACCCTGAGGCCCCCATTACCCGCGCCGAGGTGGCCATCATCTTCTTCCGTCTGCTCACCGACGAGGCCCGGGACGAGTACCTGACCGAGACCAGTCCCTTTGCCGACGTGGCCTCCGACGCGTGGTACGCCACCGCCGTGGCCACCATGCAGGCCATGGGCATCGTGGAGGGCCGCAGCCCCTCCGCCTTCGATCCCGAGGCGCCCATCACCCGGGGCGAGTTCGCTGCCATCGCCGCCCGCTTTGACAGCGATCCCTACCACGGCGACGACCGCTTCTCCGACATCTCCGGCCACTGGGCCGCCGGGTACATCAACCAGGCCGCGGTGAAGGGCTGGGTGGAGGGCCAGCCTGACGGTTCCTTCGCCCCCGACCGCAGCATCACCCGCGCCGAGGCCATGACCACCATCAACCGCGTCCTGGGCCGCCTCCCCGAGACCGCGGATGATCTGCTGGACGACATGATCGCCTGGCCCGACAACCCGCCGGATGCCTGGTACTATCTGGCGGTCCAGGAGGCCACCAACAGCCACGACTACGAGCGCAAGGCCGACACTGTCCACGAAAC